GACCTCCTAAAAGAATGTAATGAATGTGGACGTGATTGGAATCACGGACATGATCACGAAGCTTCAATGGCTAAGAACGAGTTGAGAGATATGATCTCCAATGCTTCTAAGATTGATACTATGGTCGGTGAAGGAGATAATCTACCAGGCTGGATTTCTGCATACATATCACTTGCTGCTGATTACATGCATTCAGTAGCTGAATATTTAGCTGGTGAATCTGGTAGAATGCAACAAGAACCAGGACCTGGATATGAACTTGAAGAAGCTAGAAAAAAGCCATCAGCCGGTCTCACAAAAGCACAAAAATCTACTGTGGCTAAAAAAGCAAAAGCCGGAGGAGACATTGGGAAAAAAGGTCCAGGATTTGAAAAAGTAGCTAAGGCTGCTGAAAAAAAATACGGTTCAAAAGAAGCAGGTGAGAAAGTAGCTGCTGCAGCAATGTGGAAGAGCATTAAACGTAAATAGAAACGTGGCAGTAGTTTATAGACATATTAGATTGGATAAAAACGAACCTTTTTATATAGGAATCGGAAAAAGTTTAGAAAGGGCTTTTTCAATTAAAAGTCGAAATAAATACTGGCAGTCTATTTACAAAATAACTTCTATTGAAGTTGAAATCTTATTCGAAAATTTGACATTAGAAGAAGCTTTTGAAAAAGAAGTAGAATTTATAAAAATATATGGACGAAAAGATTTAGGGCTAGGTACTTTGGTAAATATGACAGATGGAGGTTACGGTACTGTAAATCATAGCCCCGAAGTTCTAAAAAGTATAAGTACGAAATTATCAGGTAGAAAAATACCTAAAAACTCAGCAAAAAAATCAGCGATTTCTAGAACTGGATTAAAAAGAAACCAGACTACGAAAGATAGAATATCAGCTAAATTAAAAAACAAACCTAAATCACCAAAACATATACTTGCGTTATCGAAAGCTAAAACAGGCAAAAAAGGTAATAATTCGACGGAAGTAGAGCAGTACAGTAAGCAGGGTGTTTTAGTAGCTATTTATAATAGTCAAATATCTGCATCAAGAACAACAGGTATCAATAAGGGCAGTATTAACAATAACTTAAAAGGTCTAGCGAAATCAGCAGGCGGTTTTATTTTTAAATATAAACAGAAGATCTATGAGTTTAAAAATTGAAAATCTAAAAGGACATATTCCCGATTCAGTAATTGCTCAAATTCCCGAAGTAATGACTAAATTTGGTATCGATACACCGGTTGAATTAGCCCACTTTCTAGCTCAGTGTGGCCATGAATCAGGTGGATTTAGAGTTGTAAATGAAAACTTAAACTACAGTGCTAAGGGATTGCAAGGTATTTTTAAGAAGTATTTTCCAACCTCTATACTAGCTGAATCATATCAACGTAAGCCAGAGAAGATTGCTAACAAAGTTTATGCAAATAGAATGGGCAATGGAGATGAAGCGTCAGGTGATGGGTATAGATTTCGTGGTCGTGGTTATATTCAATTAACTGGTAAGCAAAACTACACAGCATTTGGTAAAGCAATTGGTGTAGATATTGTAGCAAATCCTGATTTAGTTGCAACCAAATATCCATTATTATCAGCAGCTTGGTTCTTTAGTAAGAACTGTTTAGGTAGATGTAAAGATGCTTCTGATGCATCTGTATTAGCTGTTACTAAATGTGTTAACGGTGGTACTATTGGTTTACCTGATCGTCAAAAACACTTTAAAGAATATCACGCATTATTAGCTTAATATGACAAATAGAGACATTATAAGAAGATTAATACTTAATGAAGTTGAGAGAATGGAACCAACAATCCAATCTTTTGAGGACGATCCTATTAATTACATATTACAAAAGTACCCAACATTAGCAAAAACTTTAGAAATGCTAATGTCTCCGGCATACAAGGACTATATTACAGGAATATACATCGTAGCTCCAAAGCCAACAACCTTTAAAATTGTTTTGCATAATGATCAAAGCTTCCTACTCACCTTTTTAGGCAAAGCCTATGAAGCATCTGTTTCAGGAAAGAAATTCTATCTACAAACTATAGGCGAAAGAGAAAGATGTATCAAAGCAATTGCCAGACTACTTGCAATGGGTAACCCAATTGAAACAAAAGGACCTGAAGGAGAAGAACAAACATCGGACGAAGGAATAGAAGAAGCACCAGAAGAAAACACACCAGCAGAAGAAACAGCAGGTGAAACTGAAAGCTAACACTATAAGGATATAAAATAATAAAGCCCAACCTTAAAAAGTTGGGTTTTTTGTTGTTAGTTTAAGATTTATTTCTTATATTTCAAAGAAATAGTAAAAATGAAAACGTATACCACAATAAAAACCATAAACACTGCGTGTGGAAAAACAGTGAGTTATTTAGAGATTGATGGGCAAACTGCAAAAATGCACTCTACAACAGGCCCAGCTATAGTATATCCTGATGAAGAGCTTAAAGCTCCAGAGTATTATCTATTTGGCATTCAGTATCCAAAACCAAAATGGAAAGAGCTAGTTAATTTACAAAAAGCAACACCTAACGGAGACGTGGTAAACTTAGAACCATACTATTAAACTATTTATTAGTAAACAATATTATGGAATTTAATATACAAAAGTACTTAACTGAGAATAAATTGACAGGTCAATCTCAAATGAGAGAGGATGATAATACTGAATTAACACTACATACAGGTGATGAGAGTGGTGATCTTGATCAAGACGATAGTGGTTTTAGTGATGATGACAGCAGTGAACCAGAAGATACCTGGAATAAGCCAGAACCTGACGACTCTGCTCAGTTTGAAAAAGAGCCTACAACAAAGGATGTTAAGCAACAAGAGCCTGCCTTAGGTGGTATTCACAAAAAGCAAGCACAGTTACAGGCTTTAGAAACTGAAAAAGATGCATTACTAATGCAACTAAAAAGCAATATTATTAGTCTTGACCAGTATAAAGAAAAGATTGGTAATATCCCAGCTCAGCTTAAAAAATTAAGAGCTGACATAGAGCAAGCTATGAATGTTACAGTGGATAACGATAGCGAAGAAAACATCTAATTAGTTATAAAAATAGTATAATGCCATCACACACAAGTATTAGCGATGCTATAAAGCAAGAACTAATAAAATGTAAGCAGGATCCGGTTTATTTCATGAAGAAGTATTATACGATTCAACATCCTACGAAGGGTAGAATGACCTTCAACCTATATCCTTTTCAAGAAAAAGTATTAAGATTATTACAAAGGCACGAATATACTATAATAAATAAATCAAGACAGTTAGGTATTTCAACACTAAGTTCTGCTTTTGCTCTATGGATGATGTTGTTTGAGCAAGATAAGAATATTCTGGTATTAGCAACTACGCAAGCCACAGCAAAAAACATGGTAACCAAGGTAAGGTTTGCCTACGATAACTTACCTACCTGGATGCAGCTACCAGTAATGGAACATAACCGTCTTAGTTTACGCTTAAAGAACGGATCTCAAATTAAAGCAGTTTCAGCAGCAACCGACTCAGCACGTTCTGAGGCAGTATCTCTTCTGGTTATAGATGAAGCAGCGTTTATTGATCGTATTGAAGATATTTTTACAGCTGCACAACAGACCTTAGCAACCGGTGGTAGATGTGTTGCATTATCAACACCTAACGGAGTTGGTAATTGGTTTCATAAGCAATTTGTTCGTGCACAAAACGATGAAAATAACTTTACTCCAATCAGCTTACCCTGGACAATACATCCAGAGAGAACTCAGGAATGGAGAGATCAACAAACTAAAGATTTAGGACCAAGAGCAGCAGCACAGGAATGCGACTGTGATTTCTCAACATCAGGTAACACAGTAATCGAACCGGATACGCTGAACTACTATCAAACGGAAACTGTAAGACAACCTTTAGAGAGAAGAGGTCCAAATCAAGCCTACTGGCTATGGGATTACCCAGATTCTTTAAAAACATATGAAGTTGTAGCTGACGTAGCTAGAGGAGATGGACAGGATTTTTCTACTTTCCATGTTATAGAGATAGAAACTATGACTCAAGTAGCAGAGTATAAGGATCAAGTTTCAACTAAAGAGTTTGCACGAATCCTAATGGCCGCAGGAGCTGAGTGGAACAATGCACTACTAGTTGTAGAAAATGCTAATATAGGGTGGGATGTGGTGACTACTATTGTAGAAGTAGGGTATACAAACCTATATTATTCACCTAAATCAGAGCTTGTAGGTACGCAAATAGATTTATACGTAGCTAAATTTGATAGAGGTGATGGAATGGTACCTGGATTTGGTACAAATCAAAGAACTAGACCGTTAGTAATTAATAAGGCAAGATCATTTATTGAAGAAAAGAGTGTGGTAATTAGATCACAAAGATTATTAGATGAACTAAGAGTGTTTATATGGAAAGGTAGAGCTGACGGAGATGCAAGAGCACAGGCTTTAAGTGGATACAACGATGATTTGGTAATGTCATACTTTATAGGTTTATTTCTACGTGATACAGCTATACGATTTAGGCAAACTGCGTTTGATTTAACCTATGCAAGTCTAAATAGCTACGGCAGATCAGGTGGAGATTTCCAAGTTTACACACCAACAAATTATCAAAATCAGCAGAATCCGTGGCAAATGCCTGTAGGTGATAGTAGTACAGATATTACTTGGTTATTATAACAAAGATATTTATTAAATATGGCAGACGAACAAAAAATACAGCCCCAAAGGAATTTATTCTCAACATTAAAACGATTGTTTTCTACTGATGTTATCATCCGTAACGATGGAGGACAATTAAGAACAGTGGATGTTGATAATATCCAAGTAGATGGTGTACTACAAACAAATGCATTAGTTGACCGTTTTAATCGCATTTATACGACTTCAACGTCCTATGGTGTTAATTTAAACTTAGCACAGAACTATCAAAGTGCTCGTGTTCAAATATATGCTGATTACGAAGCAATGGACACAGATCCAATCATAGCATCAGCATTAGATATTATTGCAGATGAGTGTACTTTGAAAAATACACAAGGAGATGTAATTCAAATTAGATCAGCGGATGAGAATATTCAAAAAATACTTTATAGTTTATTTTATGATGTACTCAATGTTGAGTTTAATTTATGGTTTTGGATTAGAAATATGTGTAAATACGGTGACTTCTTCCTTAAATTAGAAGTAGCAGAAAAGTATGGAGTATATAATGTAATTCCATTCTCAGCCTATAACATAGTTAGATTAGAAGGAACTAATCCAAGCAATCCATCAGAAGTAATATTTAAG